AGACAGTAAAACTAAAAATTCTGTCTTATGAAGAATATCTAGAGAAGTTTGTAGATCAAGAATATAATGCAGATACAAGCTTGCGAGATATTCCTTCTTATATAGTACAGGCACCTAATAGACAATTCATATTAGTGCAGACACCTAAAGAAGCATACGAACTTACGTATGAGTACTACACAGTAACTACTGACTTGTCTGCGTATTCAGATGTTCCTCTAATCCCAGAGATGTATCGGCATGTGATTGTTGAAGGTGCTACATACTATGCGTACATGTTTAGAGGTAATGCACAAGACGCAGCATTAGCAAAAGCAAAGTTTGAACAGAATCTAAAGCATATGAGGATCATGTTAGTTAATCGTACTGAATATGTTCGCTCTACAATGCTCCCACAAAACAAGAGATATACAGCAGGCTTTAGGGTTAATTAATGGCTGATAGATGGCAGACCTACCCATTCGAGTTTAAGGGTGGGCTAATTACAAATCTATCACCTTTGCAGCTTGGTATTCAATTTCCGGGCAGTGCTAGGGTGTTAAGAAACTTTGAACCATCCATTGAGGGTGGTTACAGACGCATTGATGGCTTTGATAAATACGACAGTGCCATTGTCCCAGCGTATGGTGATGCTAGAGTTTATGGCAGTGGGCAGACAGGTACTACCCTAATCGTAGCCAACTTAATAGCGTCACCATTAGAAGGTGATACATTTACTATTGCAGGTGTAGCTGGAACATATACGATTGCTACTGGCGGTGTGTCATATAGCTCTGGTACTAAAAGAGCAACACTGACACTAACAACCAGCCTAGCATCTAGCCCTGCTGATAAAGCTGCTATTACTTTTACATCGGGTACTGGTACGATTCAAGGCGTAGCAGCTTGGACAGGTAAAGTAATTGCTGCACGTAATAATAGTTTATACAGAAGTACAGGCAGTGGCTGGACAAAGATTAGTGTACCTGCATATGGAACTGTATTAGTTAATGGTGCTGGTCAGACTGGCTCTAGTCTTGTTGTAGATGGATTAACTTCTACACCAAAGACAGGTGACACATTTAGTATTGCTGGTGTTTCACTTATATACACAGTCACTGCCGATGCAACAGTAACCAGTGGCGGTGCGACATTGTCTATCAATCCAGCACTAGCTTCTAGTCCAGCAGATAATGCTGCAATTACTTTCTTGTCTGCGGCACGGGATGCTGCAACTAAGTACAGGTTTGAGAAGTATCGTATTGCTACTACAGAAAAGTTATGTGGTGTAGATAGTATTAATGTGCCGTTTATATATGACGGTACTTCTTTTACAGAATTACATTCAGCACCCAGTGATGTTGTAGGTGCAGAACATGTAGTGTGGTTTAAGAATCAATTGTTTTTTGCCAAGGGTGACAAGTTAACTTTTACTTCTCCCTATACAGACAATAACTTCAATCCAGCAAATGGATCTGGTGTTATAAGTGTTGGTAATGCTATCACGGGTTTAATTGTATTTCGTGAACAGCTTATTATATTTAGTCAGCAAAAGATTAGTAGATTGGTAGGTAACACAGTAGCTGATTTTGTATTGCAGCCTATTACTTTAAATGTTGGTTGCGTAGATACAGATACAATCCAAGAAGTTGGATCAGATGTAATGTTCTTAGGTCCTGACGGTCTAAGACTTTTAAGTGGTACAGATAAGTTTGGTGATTACTCCTTGGCAGTAGTATCTAAATTTATTCAGAGTGAGATGACTTCATTTATTGGAGCAAGTACATCTTTCTCTAGTGTTGTAATACGAGAGAAGTCACAGTATCGTATCTTTGGATATAATGCTAATGTCACTACACAAAATGCTGTAGGTGTATTAGGAACACAGATGATTGGCGACCAGACTGGCACTATATCATGGGCTGAACTACGGGGCATTAAAGCATACGTAGCAGACAGTGACTATTACGGTAGGGTAGAAACAGTTGTGTTCTCTCATACAGATGGTTATGTATATGAGATGGAGCAGGGCAATAGCTTTAATGGTGATAGCATTGTTGCTACCTTCTCTACCCCATTTGTACCGATGGAAGATCCACGTATTCGTAAGGCATTTTATAAGCTTTTCTTATACACGGATCCACAAGGAAGTGTAACAACTTCTGTGAATTTAAAACTTGACTTTGACGATGAGGGTGTGATACAACCTGACACCATAACATTATCAAATCAAACAGGTGCTGTAGGCTTTTATGGTTCGTCTACAGCTACCTATGGAACTGTTCGGTATGGAACCAAATTAAAGAAATTATTCCAGACACAGGTAGTAGGTTCTGGCTTTACAGTTTCTTTACAGTTTGTGTCTGAGAGTACAGATCCTGCATTCTCACTTGACGCTGCAACTTTAGAATATTCGACTTACGATAGACGATAGGGTAAAACATGGGTACTGGATACATCCGTAACGACTCAGTTAATAACATTGCTGATGGTAACATTATTAATGCCTCAGACTTAGATGGCGAGTTTGATGCGTTACAATCAGCTTTCAGTGCATCAACTGGACACAATCATGACGGTGCCAATAACGGTGCACCAATCACTAAGGTAGGTCCTGCTCAAGATCTTGTTGTATCCACAGGTGCAGTAACTCCCAAGACAGACGATACGGTAGACTTAGGTTCTGTTACATTCCAATTCAAAGATGCGTACATTGATGGTACTGCATACATTGATACCCTAGAATTAAATGGCACTGTCATTACCCCCACGGGTATTGAGTTAAATTATGTTGATGGTGTTACCTCTGCTATTCAAACCCAGTTAGATAATAAGCAACCATTAGATGCAGAACTTACAGCACTTTCTGGTTTAGCTTCTGCAGCAGATAAAGCTCCTTACTTTACTGGCTCTGGTACTGCAGCCTTAGCTGATCTTAGTGCTTTCGGTAGAACTCTTATTGATGATGCTGATGCAGCTACAGCAAGGACTACTCTTGGTGTTGCAATTGGAACTAACGTACAAGCCTATGATGCAGAATTAGCTGCTTTAGCAAGTGTTACTTCTGCAGCTAATAAAGTTCCTTACTTTACTGGTTCTGGAACAGCTGCAGTAGCTGACCTCTCTGTATTTGGAAGAAGTCTTATAGACGATGCAGATGCAGCTACGGCACGTACAACTTTAGGTTTAGTAATTGGTACAGACGTACAAGCATACGATGCTGACTTAGCTGCGATTGCAGCTTTAACTCCTACTGACAATAACTTCATTGTAGGAAATGGCACTGCCTTTGTTACTGAATCTGGTGCTACCGTCAGAACATCGATGGGGCTTGGGACTATTGCTACTCAGGATTCTAGTAACATAAGTATTACTGGTGGCTCTATCACTGGCATTACTGACTTAGCTATTGCCGATGGTGGTACTGGTGCTTCTACGGCTAATGCTGCTATTAATAATCTATTGCCTTCTCAGGCTACTGCTAATGGCAAGTATTTAAAATCGGATGGTACTAATACTTCTTGGGATGATCTCAATATTAGTACTGCTGATATTACTGGCACATTGCCAATTGCTAATGGTGGTACTGGTGCTACAACTGCAGGTGCTGCAAGAACTGCTCTTGGTCTAGTAATTGGTACAGATGTACAAGGGTATGATGCACAGTTAGCTGATGTTGCAGGATTGACTCCTACTGATAATGGTGTTATAATCGGCAATGGAACTAACTTTGTATTAGAGACAGGTAATACATTAAGGACCTCATTAGGTCTTGCAATTGGTACAGACGTACAAGCTTATGATGCACAACTTGCAGATGTTGCTGGTTTAACTCCAACAGACAATGCAGTCATTATTGGTAACGGCACTAACTTTGTAGTTGAATCAGGTGCTACGTTAAAGACATCTTTAGGCTTGACAATTGGAAGTGACGTACAAGCGTATGATAGTAACCTAACTTCTTTCGTAGTAGCATTCACATTACCTACTACTGATGGCACAAATGGACAAGTATTACAAACAAATGGATCTGGGACTTTGTCTTTCTCTACTGTAAATGCAGACCCAGCAGGAACCGCAGTCGCAATGGCAATCGCTTTAGGATAAGGAAAAAATATGCCAAATACATTTACCTCGTATGTTAACAAGAATGTTGGAACATCTCCAGCTACCGTGGTGACGGTTGGTGCAAGTACTCAGACTACCATTATTGGTCTGTCTGTTGCAAACACTACGACATCCCCAATCACAGCAGATGCTTACATTACACGCTCTGCTGTTGATTATTATTTAATTAGGAACGCTACAGTTCCGGCAGGGTCATCTCTAGTAATTGTAGGGGGGGATCAAAAAACTGTAATGATTACCAGTGATGCACTTAAGGTAGTTACATCGGCTGCTAGTTCAGCTGACGTTATAACTTCCGTATTGAACATTACCTAAGAGGTAGACCATGGCATATCTTGGTAATACACCGACAACCCAGAGCTTTATCTCTGGCACTGACTACTTTAATGGCACAGGCTCACAGACTGCGTTTACCTTATCCCGCACAGTCAACTCAATTAATGACATTCAAGCTGTAGTCAATAACGTAGTCCAGCAGCCTAACGATGCCTACACACTCAGTGGCACAACGATTACCTTTACTTCAGCACCCAGTTCTGGAACTAACAACGTCTATGTACGTTATCTCAGCACAACTACTCAGACTATTACCCCAAGTAGCGGAATAAATCTTTCTGCAGCCATTGGTACAGCAGGTGCTCCTAGCTATTCATTTATTGGAGATTCTAATACAGGTATCTTTTCTCCTGCCGCAGACACCGTAGCTCTTGGAACTAATGGTACAGAGCGTATGCGTATCACATCTACTGGTAATGTAGGAATTAATAACACACCAACATTTGGTCTTGGGTCAGGATTAGAAGTTGCTCCAATAGACAATGGATATGTAGCACTTAGTTTAAAAAAAGGTTCTGCTGGTGCTGGTCATGCTCTTGATTTTGTAGATAGTTCTGACACCTTACAATTTAGAGTCGGAACAAATTTTGCTAGTGCTGGTAATAATTTAATATTTGCATACGGCACAACCCCAACTGTTGGAATGCTTCTTAACACTAGTGGTAATTTACTAGTAGGTGCTACAAGTACTGTTGATAGTGAAAGAGTAAATGTAACGCAATCAGGTCAATTTCCTACTATCTATTCAAATAATACTAACGCTACAAACGCATACGGAATTAGGTCAAATTTAAGCACTTACTTTTTTAATACAACAAGTTTCTTGTATGATGGTATTGAGTTTGGCAACTTGCGTTTTCGTGTTTATAGTAATGGCGGTATTGCCAACTTATCAGGAAACAATGTCAACATATCTGACCAGCGTGAAAAGAAAGACATTGCACTTGCACCTAATTATTTAGACAAGATTTGTCAGATTCCTGTTAAAACATTTCTTTACATAGACCAAACGGATACACAAAAAACTCTTGGAGTTATTGCACAAGATGTTCAAGCAATTGCACCTGAGTTAGTAGAGGAAACAGATTGGTCAGAAAATGGTGATGGTTCTAAGATGCGTTTATCCATTTATCAAACAGACTTGCAATTCGCTCTAATGAAAGCAATTCAAGAACTTAAAGCAGAACTAGACGCAACTAAAGCAGAAGTTCAAGCGTTAAAAGGAGCAGCATAATGCCAGTAAGTACAATACAAAACGCATCCTTGGCAAGCGGTGTTCCAAGTGCAGCTAAACTGCCAGTGGGTAGCGTGTTGCAAGTGGTTAGCACAACCAAGACTGATACTTTTTCAACAATAAGCACATCATTTACGGACATTACTGGTTTTTCTGTTTCTATAACCCCAACAAGTGCAACAAGTAAAGTGTTTGTTACTGTAACATTTACAATGAGCCAAAGCAGTACAATAGCATTATCTGTATTTAATTTGGTAAGAAATTCTACAAATATTTCTCAACCTTCAACAAGCCCAACATTTACAGGAACATCTGGTGGCTATGTTGGATTTTCTGACAATATTTTGCCAGTAAGTTTTACTTTTTTAGATAGTCCAGCAACCACATCAGCTACAACATATAAAGTGCAAACAAGAGTAAACGCAGCAACTATGTATGTTAATCGTAGAGATACTAATGATTGTGCATTTACAGCAACAATAACTGCAATGGAGATTGCCGCATGAATCATAACGCTATATACGCACTATATCCACAAGTCGTTTCTATTGATGATACGGCTGGTGCTTTTGATAAAGACGGCAATAAGGTTGAAATTGACTTAGCATTAGTAAACGCTTGGGTTGACCCAGACACATATAAGTACCAGAGAGCAGCCGAGTACCCCTCCTATGCCGACCAGTTTGACACAATCTTCCACGAAGGCTTAGATGCTTGGAAGGCACAGATTCAAGCCGTAAAAAATAAATACCCCAAAGGAGCCTAAATGTCCTACATAGGCAATCAGCCCACAACAGTAGCATTCCTTACCGACCAGTTCAGTGGCAATGGATCGACTACTGCTTTCACTCTATCTGCTGCACCGGCAAATACAAATTCTATTCTGGTTGCTATCAGTGGTGTACTGCAAGATCCATCGACATACTCTATCAGTGGTACTACATTAACATTCTCACCAGCACCCCCTACTGGTACTGGCAATATCTCTGTACGCTTTTTAGGCATCCCAGCATCGGGCGTAACCACCACGGCTTATCGTACTGTCACGGAGTTCACCGCAACTGCTGGTCAGACAACCTTTACCCCACCCTCTTACACAGTCGGATACATTGACGTATATCGTAATGGTGCTAAGTTAGGTGCAGCCGACTTCACCGCAACAAACGGCACGACAGTAGTCCTAGCATCTGGAGCATCTTCTGGTGACTTAATCCAGACGGTATCGTTCTATGTAAGCAGTGTGTTAAATGCTATTCCAGCAACCAACGGGGCAGTGACTAGTGCGTATTTGTTGGATGGCTCAGTAACGCAGGCTAAGTTAGGCACAGGTGTAGCTGGTAATGGTCCAGCGTTTAGTGCAAGTAGAACAACAAATCAAAGTTTTTCAGGAAGCACTTGGACAAAAATTCAATTTAATACAGAAAACTGGGATACGGCTAACTGCTACGACCCATCAACAAACTATCGTTTTACACCTAATGTTGCTGGTTATTATTTAATCACTTTAGCTTGCGATATGGTATTTACTGGAACAGCCAGTGTTGCTGGTATTGGTATAAATAAAAATGGCTCTTATTATTCTTATAGCCCAGTTTTTTACGGAACAATGAATTCAGGATTAGGATTTAACGGTTCTTGGGTTGTTAATTTTAATGGCTCAACTGATTATGTAGAAGCCATGATTTACTCAAACGGAGCTAGTCCTTCAGTTAATGGAACATCGGGGAACCTATTTACAGGAACATTAATGAGGTCAGCATGACATTACACGAAAAAATTATTAATTTATACCCTGAACTTGCAAACCATGATTTTTCTCGTGGTTCAATACTATTACAAAACGACTCAGACGGTAAAGGCGACTACATCGCTAAGTGGGATCACCCAACTTTACCCCGCCCAACAGATGAGGAACTAAAATGACACAAGCCGTTGCGTTAGCTCAACAAGCCTCTACGGGGGTATCACAAGGATTCAAGAACAGAATCATCAATGGTGCGATGACTATTGACCAGCGTAATGCTGGTGCTAGTGTTGCTGGAACAAACGGAAATTATGTTGTTGATAGATTTCTACTGTTTCTTACTCAAAATGGCAAATTAACTGGACAACAAAACGCTGGTTCTGTAACACCCCCAGTAGGTTTTTCCAACTATTTAGGAATAACATCATCGTCTGCTTATTCTGTTGTAAGTGGTGATATTTTAGTAATTAGACAAGGTATTGAAT